TACAGGAATGCTAACTCATTATATGCGTGTAGATTTGTACCTTGACAATCCCACGCATGGCCTATTATCGAACACACCACTCTCGACCACGAAATTCGACCTTCGGCTGAATAAGGAATTCTAACAAAGTGGTACCAAGCTGGTTTCCACGCAACCACTGGGGCACAATTCTCGGGCATATGGGACGGCTTCGCTATAAGTCGGCGCTTCAAAAACGTTATTCCCGACTCCACTACCGCATCATTTTCAACGCGAGTAAGGAGAGGCTGACCGACCTTTGCATCCTTAATCTCCATATCCCAAAACTCTAGTACATACTGAGCGAAACCATATTCACTCATTATTGCCCGCAGATGGACTCCAAAACCCATGACGTGATCATCTCCATAACAAACTAGTCGATATTCATCAAAAAAGTACCGATCAACTAGTTGACACGCCACCGGATTAGTTTCCCTCAAGTGCTCCACCCAACAACACACAAGAAGAACGACTATCCATGAATCCCCGTCACTGGTTTCAAAGCTCCCGGAAGGCATCACTCCTGTCATCACCACCCACTGATTACCTTCCAATCGCGTAACTTTAACTATACGAATCTTAGCTAAAATTTTCAATGCTATACGGTAAATACGAGCATCATCAACAGTCATACTATCCAAATCTAAGTACATATATCCGGAACCTACATGAAGTGCTAATAATATCGCCTTGATTGTCTTATCAATCTTGGCAAAGTCACCTTCATCAAATGTCATCCCTGGACAATTATTCAAATAGATGTACAACTTATATGCCCCTCCGAAAAACCAGGGCATTCCGACTCGTATCACATCTCCTCGATTTATATAGTGACGGAACAAACACATAACCCTCTCAATCACTATTACCGTAGCATGTGGAATAAAGAACTCTCGACATTTTAACTGAACTGCTGCCTGCGACCCTGGTGCACCACTAGCGTAGTGCATCTCGTGTTTAAAAACTACCTTATAGCAACAGTCAATCTTAATTGGCTCCCCTTTCCGACATGACTCCAAAAAGGCCTTTGCAGACCTCTCCGTATACCGAGCATTAACCGCTTTAGTACCTACTGCAGTTATCCTTATTTTCTCTTTCTCTCTCATTATTACACGCGGCTGATCAGATCTCTCAC